GATATGCCATTGTCGGGGGCGCAAACCGTCAAGGCTCACGGCGCGAGAAAAATCTTCAAAGTTATCAAACTGAGGAGCAAGACGCATAAATCCATTTTCCACCCCGCCCTCACCATTTGCCCAACTGCCGTGAGTGGATTGGTCGTGTTCTTGGTGCTTGAAGACTGGTTTAAGTCCTGGCTCGAATTTGACTGCGAAAGTCATTATTTCCTCTCAGGTGGCAAGATAACCATGGCACACCTGCAATTTGGGTGAACTATCGGCGCTTCTATGCCTATCGAAAAAACTCCGTTCCAACGGACGGTTTCGCCGTCTAGTGGAGCGCAAATGGGGCAAGTGCGTTCATCTTTAGCAGTAACCCACATCTTTAATGATTGTGGGTCTACTAATCCTTCAGCGCTTGCTTGCTTCCAGCCCTCATAGCGACCTTGGTTTTGTGCAATCTGAATTTCTGTGCGAGCAATCATTTTGGCGCGAGCGCCCTGTAATCTATCGGCATACTTTGAAGCCGAGGCTTGCGCCCGTGCGCGAGCGGTAGTCTCTTTTAGACCAGCCTTTATCAGCCGAGCGATCTCTGCCCGTTCAAATTTTGTAACCGCTTCAGCCCACCTTGGGTGTAATCCAACAATGTTTTTAATTCTTCGCGCTGTTTGTAGGTAATCAATCTGCTCATTAAAAGCATCAACAATAATTTTGCGAACTGCCAGACGGGTTAATTCATCAATACTCGTAATCAACTGCCCAGCACGCGAGGCAGCAAAAGCAAGGGAGTTTGGGTTTGTTTTATTAAATGAGAAAGCGAACTCACCCGATAATGGTTTGGGTGAAGCCCATGTTGGAATCTTTGTAAAGTCCATTCCTGCCATAGGTGCCTTGTTGAGTATTTTTACAGGTTTGGGCAAAAAGGCTGGGAGCGATAATTTTGGATAAATACTTTGAATCTGTCTGACGGCTTCATTTCCACCAATATCAATTGAGTTCATTAAGGCATCTTCTATTTTCTTGCGGTCTTCACCGACTGTTATAGCGTTTAATAGCCTATTGAGTGAATCTGGGTCTAAGCGACCAATGATCTTTGATAATTCTTCTACCTTGATTTTATTGGTGGCGCGACGAATCGCATCGTAGAGAACTCTTGCTAATGCTTGTTCTTCTACTGTTAGCGGGATACCTCGATTAGGGTCACGCCCAAAGAAAAGTGGCATCGCTTACTCCACATCACCGTCTAGCGGTTCCGTTCCTTGCGCTGTTGGTAAATCATCAAGGTCGCTTATTTCTGGTTCCATACTAGGCAAATCAGAAGGACTTGTACCGTCAGGTACAGGTGGCATACCAAAGTTTTCTCCGTCGTGTTCGGCAGGTGGTAATCCAGCCAATTCGCGTAGATAATCTTCCAACTTAGGGTCGGGCATAAGAACGCCAGCCTGAGCCAATTTAGTAACAAAATCTGAAATTTCATTTAGATCAACATGGCTTACTTCGCCGTAGTTTAGATACGGAGCGCGAGAAACATCCATTCCGTTTAGTTTTAATAGTCGAGGAATTGCATACTGATTCATAACCTCAGCAATGTTTTTAGCAATAGCATCAACTGACATTGACCATAAATCCATCTTTGAGGTACCTAGTGCATAAGAGCCAACTCGGTCTGAACCAAGAAGAATAAAGTCTGAAAGAACTGACATGGACATTCTTTGGTCATAGCGTTGAATTACTTTGTCTGTATCGAACTGGCGCGAGCCACCTGATGAAAGCAACTGAAGATCAAACATTTTATGACCGTTGTCGTCATACATAGAGGGCATAACAATTCCCTCTTGCTCGTTGCGCTTGATTGAAGTCACGATATCTTGGATTGAGGCTAAAACTGATGCTTGTTCTGGACTAGCAGATGATGAAAGATATTCAGGCGGTAGATAGGCAACTGGCAATCCAGCCAAGTCGCGCTCTATACCAATTGCTTCAATTTCTTCAATACGACGCTTGAAATACCAAGGGCGGTAGGCGTTACGAAGTAGTGAACGACCTTCGGGGTTGTTCTTTTGTGAACTCGTACGAAACAGTAAAGCCTTCTCGATTGGAATTACATGAGTGCCACCCGTAGATGGGTCTACTTGCACCATGGCTTGAATTCCGCCATCTTCATCCATCTCCCAACGAAACAAAGTTTCTTGAGCGCGGATAGGAAGTTTTCTCCAGCCTATCTTGCCATCGGTGTGCTTTGATTTTTTGGTAGGGTCTTTAACATCTCCACCGCGAACTTTGTAAACAATCTCGTGGTAGGAGAATCCAAAAACTAACATTGAAAGAATTTGTGAAAGTGCCGAATCCCAAGAATCTGACATATCGTGCAAACAAGATTCTATGAAAGCGGCATTTTCTTTATCTTCAGGTTTTATTTCTCCATCTGCTGAATCATCCGAAAATGGGTCTACGCGCCACTCAAGGCGGGTAATAACTTTTTCAATTGCATACAACATTGACCCGATAGTTGGGTCGTTATCTGCCATCTCACGATATATTTTTAATCCGCGGATACCGCGCAAATTGACTAGGAACTCTTCAAATATTGTTCCCCCTGAACGGCGTAAACCCGTTGCACCAATTTCTTGTAGGTCAGGTCTTTTTTGTACCATTTACCGCTTGCCTACTCTCTTTGTGCTAACCCGACAACAATTGCTATCGCCTGTTCTTCAGTAAATCCTGCCTTCTGAAACTCCAAGAATAGTTCATGGGTTTGAATAGCGAAGGTACTTAATACTGAAATAACGCCATCGCGGGATGCAAAGTCGTCATACATAAATAGATTATAGCGTTAGTTCAATTTCCGCTTTTTCTCCGTCTAGCACGATCTGAAATGAATTTAGCCGAAGATTGGAAACTTCAATTACTAACTTGCGAGTCAAATCTAAAGTGCCAGCCTGACCGTATTCTCGCTCTTCTAAAATACCGCCGATTTGGTCAAAGCGCTTGAAGATAACTTTGAAGGGCAACTCATCAACTCTGGTAGTTAAATGCACTTCAACATATTCTTTTGAAGCAATTTCTAAAGAAACAAAAGGGCGACCCTGAGCCGAGACGACAGTTTTACTTCCAGCAATTGCGCTTACAAGTGTTTCGTTCCATGCCATTTCTAAACCCCTATCATTGGATTATTAACCCCATGATACTACACTTGGGTTTAGAAAGGTGCTATATCTGAAAGTGGTTGGCTCCATGGGTCAAGCACATCAGACATTTGGTTAGCATCTAGGCGCTCTATAACCGAGACTGAGGCTGTGTGGCGCTTAAGGTCCACGCCCACATTCCAAGCGGTTACGGCAATCTTTGACCGCTTAGCGCCCGTTGCCTTATCGTCCCAGTTTTCTTGAACTGCCGTGCCAACTACGACCACACTCATGCCTTTGCGGAGGGATTCGGATACATTTTCAGCCAGTTTTTTCCAGCATTTAATATTCCAAAAAGTAACATCTTTATTTTCCCATTGACCAGTTATTTCGTTCTTTGAACTCTTTGATGAAACTAGAGTAAATGATGCAACCGCAACTCCTTGAGGTGTAAACTTTAGTTCGGGGTCTGCTGTTAGATTGCCTGTGATTGTTAGCGTTGTCATTATGAAGCCCTATCTCTTAGTAGTGGTTTTGCTATTATATTTAGTTGTTTTCTTATCCCTATTCTTTGTTTGTTTGAGGTGCCACCCCATATTCCTGATACAGAATAATGAAGCGCGTACTCTAAACATTCCTTTTTTACCACACACGACTGACAAATCTTTTTTGCTATTAAATTTTCTGCTGAAAACGCCTTTATTTCTGGAAAAAAATAATCAGTTTCAATCCCCGTGCAATTCGCTCCCTCGAAATTCCATGGCATCAACATCTTCTATCTGTTCCTCTCCGATAATTAAACAATTAGGCGATTCAGAGAGTAACTTAGCCAAAATTCTTCCGTTGCGCCACAACTTGCCAGCAACAACTCCGTCATAAAAATTACTCTTAGGCTTTACTAGAGAGTCACACTCTTCCCAAAATTTACAACCCTTACATATATTAAGTGCTGGAACTGCAAGTTCTATTTGGTGTTGGTCAAATAGCCACGGGTCAGAATTACGACAAGGGGCTTCATTAACAAAATCAATTAAACTCATGTATAAATTGTCTCAGTTATTTTTGAGAAAGTGTAAATTCTGCAACATTCAATTTCGTGTCGCCAAATCTTTCTTCCAAGAGTTTTGTCAATAAATCTAAGCGCTCTTGCTCAATCTTTGCCGTATTCATCTGATTCTGAGAATCCAACTTCATCCTCCTCCCAAGTTTTAATAGCGTGGTGCAGTAATCCCTTTTGTCGCCAATCTGGGTTCTGGTCATCGGCAAGAGTAAGTGTCCAAAAATCCTCGTCGCTAGAACCCATCCACTCTGATACTAAAACCCAGCCCGTACAGATTGCTGGTTCAAGGAAGGCAACGCGCCCGATTTCGGCGAGCGCGTTGTCTATCGCTGAAGGCTTCTTCATCCCATCATTCATTTGAATATATTAGTAATAAGAGTTTCGTTGCCAAAATAGCCACGCCGTACAAGGGTCAGAATATCTACTTTCAATATAACTAAATCCTCTTTCGATTTGACGCTCTACCGTTATCTTTGGGTCAAGCCCAAGAATCTGTGGAATCCCTCCAGCATAGAGTTTTTTGCCATTTTGATAAACGGGGGTTTTGTTGTAAGCATTTGGACGCCAGTTGCTTTCTTTTGTCCACATCAATTCAAGGCATTGCCATTGATCTTCGGACTTCCATCCGAAATCTGCCATAGTGTTTTTCGCATGTCCTTTGGCAACTTCAGGGTCGCGTTCAATTGTTTTAGGTTTTATCTCCTCGACAATTTCGACTTCTGAAACTCCCACCGCGCTCGCTTTTATATCGGGCGGGACATGCAATGGATTAAATATGATAAGCCCAACCACGAGAAAAAAGATTGGAATTGGTTTGAGGATAGTTTCATAGAATCGCATATTCCTCCATTGATTCGGAGTGAACATTTAGACGCTATTGGATGTAGCGCTTTATTGTTGCCAGTATCGGACTGGCTTCACTTTTGAAGTGTTAGGTGTTTTGCGAACCTGAATAAACGGTATCAGATAAAGGTGAATGTATGTCAAGGGGGGGTCGCTCGGTGGGGGAGCAAAATCACGCTAGAGAGAGGACGGACGCGTGGTTAAGCATCAACCCCACCGAACTATGGCGCTCGAAAGGTAGAGCGCCTTGAGGGAAAGAATACCTCATAACCCAGTTTTGTGCTTATGGCATAAAGTTCACCCGCTGGGAATGTCTACATCGTCCCAGCGGGTGAATTTTATTTAGTTATTTAACTAACCCTTTTAAGTACGCTTTGAAGGCTTTTGCAGATTCTCCCCTGTAAGAAGAAGCATTAGATAAGAAATAAAGTACAACGGATTTTGCTGTATCGGCATAATAACTATCGTTGATCGAATTCAATTGCTTCATAGCATCCAAGTAAGGCTGAGCATATGGACTAACTTTGACCCAATCTTTTTCAATAGCGAAAGCAACTTCTTTAAGTGATGCTGGTGTGAATTGTGACATGGTTGGCTCCTCTCAGCCCTTGACGATTTTGTTTGCTTCGGCGTAGTACGCCTCAGTTATATCCTTGACGATTGCTTCAATTTCTACGCCCTTCACAACAGCCTTAGACCCTGTTGTGAATTTATTACCTTCCTTGCCATTTTTCAAGATTGAAATTAACTTAATTGT